GTAAGAGTATCTGCTGTTGCGTGTATCTGATAAGGAATTGTCATACCAGATGTAACTAGAACATTAGCACTTGCGTTAATCTCAATGGCACAAGTTGTGCCGGGCTCTTCCCCAACACCAATGTTTAGTAAGTCATCAGTTGTGTCAAACCCTACATAGAAGTCATTAGTCTGACCGTCAAATGTAAGGATAGCATCCTCATCACCACCATCACCAATAGTCATCTTTGGTGTGGTTCCGGTTAATAGGATAGTATCGTCATCTGCGTCAAATCTAACTCTTTCTTCTATTGCTCCAGCTATGTTCTGTGAGAACACAATGTCACAATCTTCGGCTGTTGACCCTGCATCAGTTAATACAAAATCAATAGAAGCTTGTTGTTCGGCTGCGTCTGTCTCGTCTTCCAACAAAATAGATATGCCTGCTCCAAAACCATCTGTTGATGTGTCTCCAGTTGTGTCTAAAGTAAGTTCAACCAAGTCAACTACACCATTGGCTTCTGTAGTCCAACCAGTATATTCAAGTACATTTGTTCCAGCGTCTCCAAGATCAGAATCAATCTTAAGAACTTCACGCATTGTTCCTGCTTGGTTCAAGTTGATAATGAAATCTGCATCTTCTTGACCACTGGTTACTGTGGATAGAGAAACATCTATAGAAGCCTGCTCCTCAATTCCACCTGTATCATCAACCTGAAACACTAACCCAGTACCTACTCCTGCTGCGGCTGTTCCGCCGTCATGGGTAAGTTTCATTACATCAATTACCGAAGTAGTAGATGTGTCAGTAATTTTACTCTCAATGTAATTCGTTGAAGTAGCTATACCACTATCTGCAATTGTAAATTTAGTGATTGGTGTTCCTGGAGTTGTATCATCACAACCAAATACAAGATCAGTAGTAGCACCTGTAGAAGTAATTGTCCATTGTTCACCAGCTGCATCGCCTAAATCAGATGACAACTTTAAAGTTGCATCGCCAGTAGTATCGTAAGGTGTGTAGATTTCAAAAATCGTGTCCAAGTCGTTAGACTGAACGCGAATTGTGTCATCTGTTCCTGTATCGCCAGTGATAACTTCGCCATTAGGTAATGTAATCGTACCGTCTAAGATGATAGCTCCACCATCAGTAGTTACAGTAACGTCAGTTACTCCAGCTTCACCGATATCTAAATCGGCAGAACCTGGTGATGTAATAGCATTTACATAGATTTGACCTGATGACTTACCAATTGCCAACTCAGGAGTTGTGCCAATGGTTGCTCCAAGACCTATACAAAATAAGTCTTCCTCTTCTCCACCAGTATAGTCAATACCCATGTAAACGTCTTGTGCTCCTGCTTGGAACACAAAACCACTATCTACATCATCATTTTCACCAATCATAATCACTCCACTTGACTGGATACTGATTTGTTCTGTAGTTCCTATAGCAGAACCATAACCTATCTGAAATTCGTTCTCTGAGTCGTTTACACCAGCATAGTAGTCATTACTATCGCTATCGAAAATAATTACTACGTCAGTCGCTACTGCTCCACCTAAGGTCAAATCTCCATCATCGTGTAACTTTAGCTTTGACCCGGCGTCAGTAGTAGTCGTGTAACCGTCTTGGTCTGTCATGGGAGACACGATAGAACCCCAAGATGTTTTTGTCTCTGCGCCCATACTGATACCACTCCCGGCATAAATAACACCGTCGGCATCAATATAGACGTCATCTCCCCAATTTGCCTTATCGGCTGCAAAAGCCCCCCAAGCAAATAAGATTATGCTTAGGAAAGCTACCAAATATTTCTTGTTCATAGCATAACCTCCATTTTCTTATTTACTTAAACGCCTGTACTTGCTAATCCTGCTCTCCAATCAAACGCACCTGTATCATAAAGCATACGTCCCTTGAAGTTGTAAAATTCGTCTTCTTCGTCTATCCAAGATGTAAAGTGAGGCTTAGCTGACCATACTACCGCGAGTAGTTTTAACTCAGGATAGATGATATACCAAGCTGTGTCTGAACCACCAAGAGCTGCTGAAAGGTATCTCCATTCTATTGGTTCATACATTCCGGCGAATCTGTTGATTTCTCTTAATGTAGTCCCAGGTCTCTCTGTTGCTCTGTCTGAGAATACTCTCATAATAGCCCCTCTTAGTGCAGGCGGATAAAGTATGATTGGTTTCTCTGATGTAGCAATCGGGATTCCTTTAGGGTCAAAAAAGTTGTCAGCTATCTGACTTTCGGCTAGTTCTAAGGTGTCATGGGAGAAAGCTCCTGATAATAAATTATCATAAGTTATCCCAGTTTCTTCTCTGTTCTTAGGATGTGAATTGCTGAATAGATACTGACCGTCAGGACAAGCTGTTGAAAAACCATCATAAAGTATAGAGGCTGTCTTTTTCTCGACATTCATTCTTGCGCCTCTACCCATTGCTGAGGCATCTTTTAGTTTACCTAAAAGAGCATATTCCTCTTGGTCTACAGCTTCAAAAGAGATTGAAAGTTTCTTCCATCTTTTTGCCTGTGTCAATGTCTTGGCATATCCAAGTACAGGATCTTCATATCCACCAGAAGAACCTTCAGTAGCGTCTACCCATTCACCAAGTCCACTTATTCCGTCAAACTTGTATTCCTTAGTCTTGTCGTCGATCTGATCAAACACCTTTTGATTGACTTGTTCATCTTCCTTGAAAGTCTGAAGTAAGAACTTGTCGTAAATAGGTGTATATAGTTGGTCTAATACATCTTTAGTAATCATTAGTAGTCCCTCCTTTTAATTAAGCAGCATTAACTTCAAAATGACCAATGGCATAACCATAGGTATTCGCAGCTATCGCAGCATCTGTTATGTCGATCTCATCAATAAATAACCCTTTGGCATTAGCAGCACCTGTAACATCTGAGATGTCAAGAGTATTGACGCTCTCAAGGTCACAAATAAGTCCTACTGCTGTCTGGGTTATTACTGCATCAGCTTCAACAGGTACAATAAACTGATACTTGCTTAAAGGTGGGATAACTAACACACTTAAACCATCGTCACCAGAATTATCTTGTGCATGAGCTGCAATTCCTAGAAATGTACTAGCAAACGCTGTGGTTGCGTTAGTTGCTTTTCCATTTCCATCATCATGAAGAGCATCACCCTTCAAGATAGTGTCAGAATCGCAAAGATAACTTCTTAGTCCGCCCTCATCTAATTTATTCAACAGGCTAAAACCTGCTGCTTTATAAACATTAGTTTTCATACTTTCCTCCTCAATACTGGTTTAAGTCAATTTTAATATCAGGAGGAAGTTGTTTGTAGGGCTTCTCGCCATGAGCATATCCGCAATCTGGACAAGGGATTTGGGAATCTTTACCCTCAGAAAGTAGATAAAAGATAGGCGTATTACACCTACCACATATATACGTTCCTTGTAAATCCTCTGTCCTATCACTCATAATCCGATTTTCTTCCTACGATCAACTGAATCTTTAAACTCTTCCTCTGATACCCCAGACCTTCTAAGAATTTCTTTTTTCTTCTTTTCCATCTCTGGGCTTAAATTTGACTTAGGTTTTGTTTCTTTATCTCTTGATGAACCATTACCCTCATCTAGTGAGGATATTCTTTCTTTCTCAGTTTCAAGAGCGTCATTCCTAGCGTCCTGTTTAATCTTTTCTAGTTCTTCATCCGTAAACTCTTTCTTGCCACTAGGCTTACTTAGTCTCTTTTCCATTTCTTTAGCAAGGAGTTCCGGACCATTTTCAACCCAATACTTTTTAGGGTCCTCTTTCATGATGTCATACATTAGGCGATACTTCTCATTCTCTTTGTAAAGAATCAAGTGTATCTCTTTATCTGTTTTGCCATCTTCTTTGAGTTCCTTTATCTTTTCTCTAGTATTAAGTTCAGGATGCTTGGTTTCCACTCTCTTAGATGATTTCTCCATCTCAGCAGTTAGTTTATCAACAGATTTCTTAGCTTCTTGACTACCTCTAAAGGCTCGTTTCTCACCGGACCTTCTTAGACTTCTTTCCATAAGCCATTCAGTAGCGGATACATTGTCTTCTAAGAGCCATTCTTCAAGGTCTTCTTTGGACATTTCACGCTTCTTTTCTCTGGGCTTATCTTTGTCATCTTCGAGGTATTTCTTGACCCTTTCCCCTTCGGCTTTCTTCTCAACGTCCTCTTTAGGAGGATTGAGTTTCTCATTAACCTCACCGAGTTGTTTCTCAAGTTCATTGATTTTATCTCTGTCTTGGGTTTTCTCAGTCTTTAAGTCTTTGATTTCTCCAGTAAGCTCACCAAACCTTTTATTCAAGCGGTCTTGGTCGTCAGGTTTCTTCTCTTCAGGTTTATCAGGTTTCTTAGCCTTTAAGATTTCTTCCTTACGTGCTTTCTGTTCTTCATCAAGTTCGTCCTCAGGTGTATCAAGAATCCTCTCATCGCCTTTAGCTATCTCTTCTGCTGTTGCTACTGTTCCTTTGGTCTTTTCTTTTTCAGCGTCAGGTATAGTTGGAGTTTCTTTACCCTTCTCTGCGGAAGCGTCCTTTGATTCTTCCTTTTTTAAGAAATTATCTGTAATTTCTTTGTGTTTCTCGAAATCGTTCATATTCCTCCTACCATAGCTTAAAGTGCTACGAACTTATATCTATTATTTTAAAGCTTTTTTAGCCTTCCCTATTTTCATTCTTAAGCCAACCACTTTCTTCTTTAGTTTCTTAGCTCTCTCTTCTGCGGCTGGACTGTCTGCCATAGCTTCTGCCTTGGCTGCTTCGTCAATTAATATGGCTAATTCATTCTCTAAGACTTCTACATCATTCTTAGATTCAGGCTTAGCGTCCTCTCCTGCTAGGAGTTTCTTCTTATATTCTGCTGTCTTTGCTTCGACTTCTTTCTCTTTTTCGTATTTAGCAATGAACTGTGCCTTACTTAGTTTAAGATTCTCTGGAGCATCAGGCATCCTCTTTACTGGTTTTTGTTTCTTCTTACCCGTCATTATTGGCATCTTTCTCCTTTATTGTTTTAACCCTATCCTTTACTTTACCCAAAAGTTTAGGGATTAAATCCTTCTGGGCTAAAAACTTCTGAGCGCCTGTACTATCCCCTTCCCTAGTGCATCTATTCACCTCCTTTTGTAAATATTCTGCATGTTCTTCCAAAAGATTAACGTATCTTCTCCATTCTGGCATTGATAGTAATGTCTTCCAATCTAGGAACTCTGTTAATAATATATCACTCATTAGAATTGACCGCCTCCTGGGGTTGGTTGTTGTAAAGGTTGATTAGTCGGCATATTTGGTTGAGATGGGTTCACGGGTTGTCCTTGATTTGGTTGTTGCCCCATAGTCGGAGCGTTTGGCCCCTGTCTCCCTATAGTTTGACTAGCGAGTTGATTCGCCATCTTCTCTTGTTGGGATACTTTCATAAATTGTCTTACGTTTACTATAGTCTTGAGTAAATGATCTTCAAAGTTAGGTCGATACTCTTCGGCTAGTTCGTGGATTTTCTCTTGTTGAGATACGTGTCCTGCTAAGTGTTGTAAAGCTTGAGCAGTCGCCCCCTCTGGTGGGTCGAAGGCATCTCCTTGCATAAATCTTGACCATTCGCCGTTAACTTCTTCTAAATCGCCCATCTTGCCTTTAGGTTCTTTGCCTAGATAGCGTTCTATATCTATATCTCCTACCATTTCTTTGACTGTATCTGCTGTTAGGTTATAATTCCCCTTAGGATTGAGCTGTGGATGAACCCATACACTCGTCTGTAATGCCTCATAAGCCCACGCTAGAGCCTGTCTCTTGAGTGTTTTAGACCCCATGTGTATATCTGGTGTCATGCGTGCGTCATAGTTACCTCTTAGGGTTTTTACTGATAGATTAGGAAAGATTTTCTTCCCGTCCTCTCCTAGAACTCTCTCTCCTAGTGTTGGAGGAGCCCAGTCTTGGTACATATTGATAAACATTGTGATTGCTTCGGTAATCTCCTCGATTATCCTATTAACCCATAAACCAAAACGTGTCTCTGACTTCTCGTTGATTATATTATCACGCGTCGCGGTTCCCGATACTCCCTTCTGATTACTCATAAAGTAAGAAGCAGCACCGGTTAGTCTTTCAAGCATCTCTAATAATAGGTTGATTGTATTGAACTCCCAGACGAATGATCTCTGGAGATTAGGGAAATATACACTGTCTGAAGGCTTATCATCCCCTGTAGGATAGGATACTCCACCTCTTAGTTTATAGGATTGTTTCGTATACCCCTCGTCTGTTACTCTATGAAATCCGAACGGACAGTTAGTAAAGAATTGGAAATCTGATGCTTGGTTAAAGATGTTATTTATAGCATTGACTATAGGAGCGATGAGTTTCATTAAGGATTTCCCTCTTACCTTGCCCGGTCTTCTGATTAGCGGACCGCCTACGAATGGGATTTTACCTGTTCGAGTGATCTTCCTTAAAGGTTTCCCTGCCAGAAGAGTCATAGTATAAGGTTCTACTATAAAACGGAACTTCTCTGTCTTCTTACCCTTTTTGAATGTCCCATACCATTCTAGTAAGTCGATAGGGAATACTCTTGGGTCGAGGTCTTTGGTATCTTTGATCCCTAACTGGTCGTCTTTTATCTTCTTGAGTCCACCGCTCTTTTCTATTCTTGCTGACTTAATCTTACTTAGGAACATATCAACATCATCATCGGGGATATTCTTGAAGATTTTTCTTTCAGTTCTGTCTTTGAATTTATCACTGTCTATATGTAGAACGTGGATTAGAAAACTCTGTTCTTGTAGATTCTTACCATAGTCAGGGATTACAATATCATCCACATCAGCTATGTTCTCAAGAACACCTTTCTCAAATCTCTCTTTTACTGTCTTTATGTCATATTTCTTAAACTTGTTATTCTTATCTTGGACTGGGATTCGCTTATCTACCCATTCATACCAGACTTTCCAATAGACTTTAAATACTGAAAAACCTAAGCATATCTTATTATGGATATAATCATCTATCTCAGGATAGACGTTGCCCTCATTCTTACTTACTGCCCATTCAGCGAACTTCTTTATATTATCTCTGTTCTCGAAATCGTTCTCTTCTACTGCTACCCAGTGCATTCTTGAAGGATTCCATGAAGTAGCTAAGAGAGTAGCTTGGTAGGAATCAGCAGTTGACGGGGCTATCCCTAGGTTTCTATCAGCCATATCAGGCTCTTTAGAGAGGTCTTCTAGGACTGAAGGCTTCTCAGCTTCGTATTGTTGGATGTCTTTCTTCTTCTGGGCTAGCCAGTCTGCGGCTGCGTCTGTGCCTACTCGGTAGTCATCTTCTATCATAGAACAGATTTCTTTCTGCATCTTGGGAGAGTAGGAATCCGACTCTAATTCTATAGGAATCGGTTGAATCTTCTTCTCGTCAGGTGTTAG